CTTGCTGGTCAGCCAGTGCGGGTCGTACTATCTCACCCCATAGTATGTCTAGTTTACATTCGCCAGCTTCGTCTATTACTGCATAACTTAAACTAACCCCACGCAATTTGTCTGGGTCTTCTGAGCCTTTAAGACTAATTGTAGATCCGTTCTTGAGTAGTATACTAAGTTCACTTTCGTTAATCTTCTTTACCCACTTTAGATCTAACAACTTGTGTTTAAGAGGCTTCCACAAGATCATTTTAGCGGCACGGTAACTGCTAGTAATGTAGAATATTTCTTGATTAGGCATTCTAGCACGATAGCATATTTCACGCATTGACAAGTATGTTTTGCCAAAGCGTCGGCCAGCTACAACTACCTTAAATCGAGCAGGATCATCAGCTATTTTACGCTGAGGTATTGACAGTTTCATTTTCTAAATTCAGCATTGCGTTTTAGATGTTTATCACGTGTCATTACTTCTACGTTTTCAACACACCAAGCCGATTCATTTAGTCTGCTTAGGCATAAACTAAATCGTTGACGTCCACGCTGTTCAAACAATTCATCTGGCCACAGTGTTTCCCATTCGGCAAATGTTAGGTGATATTCTTCTTTTCTATATTTGGCTTGTGCTTTGTGTTTCATCCAAGCATAGTATTTTTCACGACGTACAGGATCAGGACCTGTTATCCATTTTTCTGGAGTAGTTGGTCTGTTTCTACGTCTAAGTCTTTTAGGTATTGAATTTGTTATATATTTATATCTCATATTGTATTTATACCAAAGTATAAATATAGCCCAAAAAAAGAGCCAGTATAGGGGAACTATAACTGGCTCTTAATAGTTTAAAGTGAGGAGACTTTTAACTTATAGAAAGCAGTTTATACTCTTGCTTAGGAGTGTTTGTTTATTTTTTTTCTAGTGCGTCTGCAATACGCTTGAGTTGATATTGAATTTCAAATAAGTTGTCTACAACCGTATTACCCATATCATCTTTTTGGACCATATTCATTGATAGATCATCTAGTGAGGTTTCAATGTTTGTCAATCCTGCTGTTAGTTGTGAAGTTATTTCTACTAGTGTTGATTTAGTAATCATAGTTTTGTCTCCTTTTGTTAAACTATAAATACAATATAACATATATATATCAGGTTGTCAACCAAAAAAAGAGCCAGTATAGGGGAACTATAACTGGCTCTAGTAGCTACGATATGTAAAAGAAGTCAATTAAACAGAAGGGATAATTAACTATACAACTAATATAACATCATATTTGCACGAAGTCAACCATTTTATGCATATATACTTGTGATTATGTTAAATTGGTAATAAGAAAGATGCCCTCTGCAAGCGTGATGCTGCAGGGGGTATTTTTTATACTGGTTTTATAATAGCAGAACCTTGTACAATACCGCCTAGTATATAATCTTCACAGAAGTTTTCTGCTTGGTGTTCAGTTAAGAATTCTTCTGTTGTAGAATCGTCTAACTGTGCAATCCAGCATTTACTGTGCATTCTAATAACAATTGCTTCACGACCGTTATCTGGATTTCTAAATTCACTTACAATCACGTTTTATTCTCCACTAGTATTAATTCAAAGCCTGCTGATATTGCTGAAGTTGCTCCACTTTGTGCTTGTATTTCTATATCTGATTCTGCAGGTATGTATAGTGGTACTGAATAAGGTTTAGTAACAAAGCCGCCTCTAATTGAAATAAAGTCTTTGGTGTTTTGAACTTGTCCATTCTGCTTGATCATTACTCTTATTTCATTTTCTGCGTCTTTGCTTGATCCTACATCTAGTTGTATTAGATAAGCACTTACATTTCTAGGCACAGTGTATATACACATCAGTGTTTGACCATTGGTTGGTTGTATAAGTGCTGCACTCTTTGAATCTACAGTTACAGTTATTGTGCCTACATTAGCAATGCCTGTGGTTGCTGTGACCAATTCTACTCTAAACACTCTGTAGAATTCAACTACACCAGCAGCACCTCCTATAGTAAGTGTTTCATCTACGAGATCATAGTTTGCATCTACACCATATATTTTTACAGTGCCACCATTGTCTGCTAAGCTATTTGAACTGGTAACTGTGGCTGTGCTGGCTGTGTCAATGTAGGTGTATACATTATTGCCATCCCATACTGTTTCCCAACTTGTGCCTACTTGTCCATTATATCCAAATTTGGCTATACTAGTTGTATCTTTATATTCGCCTAGTGCTACTGCATATCCTGCTGATAGTGCTGGTTTACTCAGTCCTATGTTGATCGCCATCTTGTAATTCCTCTTCTTCTGCTTCTATCCACGGTAGTGGTGCATTTGCTTCATTGTCTATTGGTGAGTCTGTCATACCTAAATAGTTCTTAGATAACCATATCTGCATAACTGTGTTGTTGTGATTGAGTGCGTTGTCAAACATTTTACGTCTTAGAGTTATTTTAAGGCTTGCTCGACCTTTTGTTAACTCATCCGCAAAGTTATAACGTAGAGTATCATATGCAATACCAAAGTACTCTGCTATTTCGTTATCTTTACAACCTATTTGTGCTAATTTGACTACATCTTCAGGTGGTACTACAGTCTTATCTCGACCCACAGCATATCCTTCAATTGTAGCTTCAACTAATTGTTTAGGTCGTGGTCCTGTTTTACTAGGATCAGTTTGTCCATGTGCTTTATTTGCCATATTGTATTTATAGTCATACTTAAATATCATACATAAACACGATGATCTTGTACATTAAAGCCTAACTGCGTTAGTCTTATTCGTCACTTATTCGTGACTCATATGCGCTATCGCTCAAACTAAATTAGATCTTTTATCGACTGTCTATGGATGGATCATATCAACGCCCCTAAGGGCGTATCAAATAAACTGTCTAAGTACTAGTTCATATCCAATTACACAACCCTATTGGGAAAGGCAGGTTTTGCTATCATCCTTATTATGTGCATATCACGCATACAACAGCACCATTGGATCAGTGTTCCTGTTGTATTGTAGGCGGTATTTCAGTTGTAATCCTACTCACTTTTAGAAGGCGTTCCTTCTCAACCATTAAGACTTAACAAACGCTTGCACCTTAGGGTGTAGCATTTAAGGCATCCTACCATCAGTAGGATAGTGCTAAGAATCAGTTAATTGGATAAACTATTAGGTCCCGTCTAATCCGGGTTGCCTAGCACAATAATATCTGGCGTGCGTAACCTTATGTCCAATTTGTAATTGCCTAAGTTATTTGTTGCGTAGTGCCTGAATTTTTTTACGTTGTTCTTGTAGTTTTGTTTGTTCTTGTGCCTGTTTTTTTTTCTTATTGCGTTCGTGCCATGCCTTGTCAAATCCTTGTTTTGGATTTAAGAAATAATCATGATCTAGTTGTGATTTATAAGAATGTCTTTTCCAGTTGATATTTGCCATTGTGTTCCCCTTTGTATAGTGTATTTATACAATTACTATAATAACACGTTAAAACTGGTTTGTCAAGAAGAAACCCGTGTACTCTTATGTCAGGAATACACGGGTTATAGTAGTAATCTACTTGGGGAACAAGTAAATGTGTAGTAACAGAGATACATAGCATTGTAATATACCATTAGTGATTTAGTGACAGCCAAATCTTATTTTAGGAGCGTGCTACTACACAAATTTATTTATCTTTATTATTGATATTACGCAATATTCTGGCATAATTGGCGTGTCTTGTAAGTGTAAACTTGCCTGTTTCTGGATGCCTTATTAATTGACAGTTAACACAACTTTCTTTACAATGTGGCCAAGGCGCAGTGTTTTTTATTATGTTAGTACGTCTATTTTCTACTAACTTACCACAATCTTCACACTCTCTTGCAGAGTGTTGTATAGATTTTATTCTACTAGGTTCTTGGTCTTTGGTAGTTTTTTTACCCCATGTAATTCGATCGTATATATCTTTAGGCATTTGTTTGTCCATACAGTATATACCTTACTGCATTAAGAGCACAACTATTGTTGATAATAAACCTGCTATAATTGTACCCGTGGAGCCTACAATTACTTTAATTAAACTGCTGTTGCTGCGTTGCATTTCAGCAGCTAAATCATCTAGTTTATTTTCAACTTTTTGCATACGAGCTTCAATTGAATCAAATTTTTGTTCCATAACTGCAATTCTTATGTCTAGATCATTATCAGTCATTATGCACTGCGATTGACTACATTTACTCTAAAGTTACGTCTGTCAATCATCCCATCATTTGTGGTAATTTTAGCAGTTACAATATAAGTTTTGTCAACTTGACCACCTGATAATTCTACATATGAATCTGTGTTTGAGTCAGTTATACCACTAGATTCAATTACTATTGGTGTTGGATCATTTATCCTTGCTGCAACTGTGTACAATACACTTGCAATATAATCACCACTTGCCAACCAACTACTCCAATCAAATGTGTATGTTAATTGCGCTTCTACGTCTTTATCTATAACTAAACCTGTGTTGGTTTGTTCAAATCCTTGTCTGTTTATAGCCATTAGTTGTCGTCCTCCACGGTATATAATCTAATTTCATTAGGTATTGAATGCTGTCTATTTTCGCTTTCAATACTCAATTGTCTTGTTTCTTGCGAGATAGTAAATATTCTATCTTCTGCTGTAATTGAGAAACTTCTGTTTTCTGCAGGTATTGTGTATACAATTTCTTCTGCTCTTAAGAAACGTGTGTTTGCTGTTAGTGTTGTTGCAGTGTTAAATGTTGGCACTACAATGTTTACATTTTTACCTGCAAATGTTGTTTGTGTAAATGCAGCATCTAGTGTAGCAACACCTTCTGCAATTGAATTACTGTCAATTGACAAATCAAATACACTGTTAAATGTTGCTGAACGTTCTACTATAATACCAGGAGCACAACTTAGTGTAAATCTAGTATCCATGTGTATATCAGCAAAGTCTAAATCTAAACCTTCACATTCTAGTGTAGCAACAACGTCTATTGTTGCTTCGCCAGCAGCAGTTGTACCAGTTATTGCAGTAATGTTTGCTTGTGCATCTAAACTTGTAACAGGTAATAACACAAGAGCGCCTGGTATAAATATTAGGCCTGCTGCTGCATCTAATTGTGCAGTAGTACGTGCTATTTTACTAATTGTGTTAGAGAGTGTTGTGTTGGCTGCTTGTGTGCTAGAAGTAGTTCTTATTCTGTCTGCACTTGCAGTAAGTGTTGTTTGTGTTGCTAGTGTAGCATCAACTGTAACAGATTTTATGCCAACTGCTGTTAGAGTAGTTGCAGCAGCTAGAGTAGTTGAGTCAAGTGGTACAATTCGTACACCTTGTAAACTAAGATTTACAATATTGTCGAGTGTTACATCTGTAGACCTTGTTCTTGCATTTACAGTGGTCATTGTGGTAATTGCATCTAGTGCAGCCACACCAGCACGTCTAGCATTTACAGTTATTGTAGGTGTAAACGCACCAGTTATGCTTATGCTTGCATCTACAGTTTTACCAGCTACAGTAGTAATTGTAGCAACAGTATCTAATGTTGCATCAGTTGATCTAGTAACACTTGGTGTTGCTGTAGTCGAACTCGATACAGAAAGAGCTGCGTCATAGAGCCTCACTCGAATGTTGACAGTGGTCATTGTAGCAGCACTTGATAGTGTTGCTTCACCTTCAATAGGTGGCGCACCTTCGAAGTAATCTACATCAATATAATCTGGTATATAATAACCGTCTGTGCTTGCAATATCACCATCAAATGTAAGTGCAGCAACAGCAGTTAGTACTGCTTCACCTTGAAGATTTTGTGCAAAGTAATCATCTGCAATGTAGTCTTCTTCAAAGTAATCTTCAAAGTTCTCTAAACCACCATCTGCTGTAAGTGTAAACACACCAGATAAATTAATAGGATCACTAACAGCAGTATCGTCATCTGTAAATGTAGTTGAACCATCTGCACCATTCATGTGCAACAGTAATTCAGTACCAGTTATGTTTTGTAATTCAGCAGTAGGTGGTGTAAATGCACTTGTATATCTAGCAACACTAGATATTCTAACTTCATCTAGATGACCATTAGGATTTTGTGTTGCTGTAGTTGCATAGCTACCTAACACAGTGTTATTGGCTATGCTTGTACCATTTGTGTCAGTAACAGTAGCATTTGTATCAATGTTACCATCTCTAAATATAGTATAATCATTGCCATCTCTTACAACAGCAACGTGATACCATTGATCTTTTGTAATTGAATTAGTATATGCAATTGTACTTGTACTTGTAGGATTGCCTATCCATAGCTGGAATATGTTACTTGCACCATTATAACCTACTGTTACTGCATTACTAACTGTGTTACCTTGGCTAACAGCATAAAAGAAGTTGCTGGTTGTGCTTGGTATTCTAATCCAAAATTCAATAGTAAAATCGCCGCCTGAAGGAATAACTGCTTCGTCACAAAGCAATCTACCTCCTAGTGGATTGAATAGAGCACTAGCGCCACCAAACTTAGATTGTGCTGTGTCTATCTCCACATAAGAGTTAGGCGTTATTCCTATTGGGCGTGCAATTAGGCTTCACCCATTATAATGTAGAAGTCATAATCAATATCTAGTGCGTCAATAGCAGCTTGTAACACATCAGTTCTTTCATCAAATGTTAAATCATCTAATTCAACTGTAATTTGATGTATAGTAGATGTGTTATTTTTTGTAAACTCTATATTTAATATCATTCGTTTTATCCTTATGAGTTATCATCTGTAAATGTAGTTGATCCGTCTGTACCATCCATATGTGCTAATAGTAGTGTTGTATCTCGTGTATTCGTATGTGCAGCAGTTGGTACTGTTATACTTGAATTACTTACACCATAATAATCAATATTCATTACACGCACTTCATCAATCCATCCATTGCCGCCGGCATTAAAAGCAAGTGCTGTTCCAGTTGAATTTAAAGCACCCATATACAACTCACTTCTAGTCATAGCAGCTGTTACTCCGGTACCGTTTTGTTGACGTACTCCATTTAACCATAATGCCCAGTTGCCGCTACCATCTCTAGCAAACGCAAGATGATGCCAAGTGTTAAGCGCAACAGCTGATGTAGCTACTGCTATATTAATCTGACCATAAAAGTAAAGTTGAATTTTATTATCTAAATTTCTAAATAATAGAAAGAAACGACTACTACCACTACTACTATCACCTAAAATACCAGCACTAGCACCAGTAACATCAGCTGCTGCATTAAAGAAACATTCCATAGTAAATGCACCTGAACCAATTTCATTTGCAGAGTCAAGATTTGCAACCAATACATCTCCGGTACCATCAAATAAAGCACTTGCTGTACCAAATTTTGAACGTGATGTGTCTATTTGTACATCATTTACTGCGGTTAATGTTTTTGCTGTTCTCGGCGCTGGGGCTGTAGCAGTAGCGTCATCGATAAAGGTAGTTGATCCATTTGTACCATCCATATGTGCTAATAGTAGTGTTGTATCATATGTATCTGTGTGTGCAGCAGTTGGTACTGTTATACTTGCATTACCTACACCATAATAATCAACATTTAGAACACGCACTTCATCAATATTACCTGGTCTAAAGTATAAACCAACATTTTTCATATAACCTATGCTAAATTCATTTTGATCTTTTAAAGATAGTGGAGCTGTATCTGTAAACGTATCGGTCCTTGTACCATTAACCCACAAAGCGTAATCTAATCCATTTGCTGCTCTACCAACTGCTACGTGATGCCAAGTATTTAAAGCAAGCGCACTATGGTTAGCCACAGTAACGTTAATACCACCGTTAAAAGTACATTGTATCTTACGATCAAGACCTCTAAATAATATAAATCCTTCTCCCGGGTTGAGACTTGCAATTCTAGTACTTAG